TACTCTAGAATGCATACATGTTCTATATGTCTCAATGACGTCAGGGCTACGAGGGCAAATCCTCGGCTCAGATGTGGACATGTGTTTCATTCCCACTGTCTAGAGGAATGGAAAAAAAAAGGTAAGAATACGTGCCCAATATGTAGAAAGATATTCGATACTACAAAGTTTAAGGTGGTAGTGACGATACAAAACAATGTTACAGTAGCTTCAAACTCTGTGACATTGACTGAAGATTCGATATTTAGCGTTTTAGATATATTTGATATTAATTTTGATATTGAAACCCTACCTGATTTAGACAGTATTCTTAGTGACCTTGGGGTGAGTCTTTCCGACTTTGATTCCTCTATTCTTGACACAGAATGAACTACAATATCTCTCATAGTTCAGGCCAGGGTAGCTTCTCGAACACTTGCGAGGATCCTTAATGATTTTACCTTTTGCGTCGGTTAAAAGTGGACCGGTAGCCCAGCCACGTTTATGACTAAACACATTAGCCTTGAACGTTATACGCTTACCTACCTTGAAAGCACCTCCACTTTTAATCCTCGATTCAGGCACTTTGAAAAATTTAGCCATTGACCCGATTGTATCACCCGGTTTGATCTTATACTCAACTACCCCGTGCTGTTTATAAAAGTGAAAATCACCCTGTCTGATATAGTTTGAAGGTCTCCCAGGTGCAACGAACATCATGACTTTGAAGTATCCTTTTTTACATTTTGTCGTTGCACCCGTCTTGTACACCTTTTTGGGGTTGTCTGATATTACGCGCTTTGGGAGTCCAGTGCAATGGGTATAGTTGTGGTTTCCACACGATAGACCAGAACGATCACCCGGTATAGATTTCTGCCATCTATATGATTCGTAATCACCCACCGCATACGCATAACAATTATTGTTATCAACACCTGTCGAAGATCCCCACCGTCTTGAAGTATATTTACTTTCGTTACCACTCAGGGGGAGGTGTTTCATCGTACATTGTACTCAGAAAAAAATGTTGACTTCTAATAAATGTTATCAGCGATTACCAAAGCTCGTAATAAGTCCGAAATGTTGCAGGAAGTTTTGGTGTTTGTGCTCAACCTTCTTATTAGCACATTCATCCTCCGCCTCGTGTGGAACCGCTCCCTCGTGAAGCACATCGACTTCGTCAAGCCCATCAAGACTCTCCTTGACGCGTTCATCCTTTCTCTTTCCATTCAGGTCGTGAGAGGTATCTAAAATTCTTTAAAACCGACAGTTTTTTCACCAGAAGGAGCTACGGTAGTCGGGAAAGCGGTCATACCGGCACACTCACCCTTGTCACAATCGACAAAGGTGAATGACTTCCCTGACTTTTTCATATAGTCCAACTGTTTACGAGTCCAACCACAACCCATGGTCCCGTAAATTGTGTATTTAGAGCCACCCGTCTTTGGGGGGGATTTTTTCATACAAACTTGACAGAGTGCGAAGATGACAACTAAGATTAGAGCCGCGAGGAGAAACATTTATTATGGACTGATATTTAATTTTCGTAAATTTCTCACCATCGATTCAGTCATAGCCCACTGACTTTTACCATTTTTCTTTAAAGCCTTTTCATACGACGCCTTATATTTGTAAATACGCTCCTTCCCACTAACATTCGTAAATTTGTATGACGGGGGTGGAGCGGGTCTCCTGGTGGGTCCCCTTTTCACCTTGACCCCCTTTACAGCTGCAACCGCGCGCGCATACGCATTCTTACCACCTCCTGTTTGGGGTGCAGGTGCTTTAGTGATGATAGTTGTCTTCTTGGGTTTGGTGAGTGTTTTGAGGAATGTCATGACTCGACGTTCCTTTTTCTCACCGGTGAAAAAGGGATCTCCCAAAACTTTCTTGAATCCTGGAATATCGTCTTTACCTTCGTGGATGACTGTTCCCTTGTAGATGACAAAACCAAGACGGCGTAGAATAGTTGTATTTTTCATTACCACAACACCTAGATACTTCGTAGGGATGAGAGATTTGATAAATTCATGTATCTTGCGCTCATTCTCATTTTTAGGTCTAACCACTTTAATCCAAATAGTATTCAGAAGGCTGTGTAAATCATATAGGGGGTGGGATTTCTTTGATATTCCCACATATTCGTATCCACCATCCGAAACAAGGGGATTAGTTATCTTAGGAAAAACTGACAGTCCAAAATCAATGATTACAGCTTCCACACCACCGTTTGAGATCTTGTATGATTGATTTTCCCCCAAACGTATCACGATGTCTTTGGTCGGCACTGGGCGTACGAGAATGTTACCACCGTGAAGATCATGGTGTCTGAATCCAGGGAATTTCTGCTTTATTCTGTACAGGTTATACAAAACTTGGAGCATGACAGATTTTATCGCTACCAACGACGGACCAGTATCCCACCATTTATCAAATTCTTTACCTTTGACGAGTTCGAGATAAAGAATGTCCACACCTTCACATTTCTTGTACAGGTACATTTCAGGAACACCGTAACTTTTCAAATGTTTTGCAACCTTGTATTCAAACGCGGCTGACCCGAGAGTATTCTTCTTCGTGTCTATCTCTTTATAGGCGACATAGCGACGACCATTGTCGTTGATACTCCCCCTGTATACTTTACCATATTCACCTTGACCCAACATCTTACCTTTAGTTGCTTTCAATTTTCCATATGGCCAATGTGGAACCTTTAAAAATGCACCCGGAGTACAAGCCTTCTTACCCCGTAATAATTTCTTAAGATTTCTCTCGATGTTGTTCGACATCCTATTATACTTTGATTTTTTTTTTCAAATACTTTTGGTTTATTATCTTTTTCTAAAGTGTTTCGATTTTAAAAAAGTTTTTATTTCGAGGTCATAGGTACAAAATACCCACCCGATACGCCGTTTAGGGTTTTAGGGGGTTCCCTAAACGGATGGTTCCTTCATACTCGTATGAAATCTCGAGGTCGGGCGAGAACTCGCGTTTTAGATATTTTAGATATTCACCAGGACCCATTTTTTGATTTCGTCTTCTTCTTTTCAGTGTCTGTGAGCTCGGTGGCTTTAGGGTTTCTCGTCTCTCTCTCTCATCTAGAAGTTTCTTTAGCCATAAGTCCATTCTGACAATATCTTCACCAGACAATACCATATCTGGCCCGCGTGGCATCGGTTGGATTTTTCGATTCAGGCAATGTACAAAAGTTTTAGGATAACCCTCATGCCTTAAACCTCCGATGTATTCACTTTCTCCCAGGCGCGTGCGCCTCTCAAACCCTGAACGGTGTACGTCAAACCCGAAACCTGGGTCCTGGTGAATCCTCCCTCGAAGTAAACATATTCCATCGTCGAGTTCGTCGTCATCGCCGGGAAATTCCACCCAACGGGGGGTAAGTTCATTGCGAAAGTGTTCATACGCCTTCCAGTCGAACTCTATTTCACAACGACGCCAAACTCTATCTGCACCATCGACACGTCGCATAAATCCAGTGCTTCTACTTTTTTTCCAACGATCGTCAAACTGTGCGTAAAATTCCTTGTAATGCGCTTTTCTCTCTTTCTCATCTGGGATGGTTTCTCGTCTCTCTTTCTCATCTAGGAGGAGCTTCAGCGATAATTCAAATGCCTTCCTCGCCATTTTCATCACCGTTACGTGTTCCCCAACCACCCCACTGTCGATGTAATGTAGGGCCTGGCTACTCCTATCTCGAAGTAAACGTATTCCCATGTCGAGATCGGAGTCAAAAGCATACACGGCAGCGACCGCCCGATTCATCGTCATTCTCAAGCGCTCATCAGTAGAAGAAAACTCATCTCCATGGTACAGCCCTAGGGTTTCTAGTCTCTCTTTCTTACCCTCAAGTTTCTTTAACCATAATTTCATTTTGACAATATCTTGGGTTTTCCCTGTATCGGTGCATATGGGGCCCTGTTCTATCCTTTCTTCAAGTAATTCTATAGAATAGTCAAAAAAATCCCCGTCACCAACATTAACTGACTCGGGTAGGTTCGGGGGTTCTCCGAGATGTTTCACCCACCCTTCGATCAGTTTCAAGACTTGGGCATCGGATGCGGGTGTATTATCACACCGCCAACCTTTGCGATCGTGGCGGAGCCCTGGTCTTCTTTTTGACTTAAAATCGAGATTTCCCCAAGAATCGGGATTTTCCCAAGATTCATCATCGGATGTAGTCCATGGAGGATCGGGGATTTTTTCATCGTGTGCCCATGCCCTAAAATACATCGACAGTAGGGTTGGGGAACACGTATCGGTGTTGGACAATTCAGATTCAGAATCGGTGGATGTAGCAGATTCTTTGGATTCATCATCGGATTCAGAATCGGTAGGCCCTATAGGTAAATATCTAAAATATCGCTTGGGCATTTTGGGAGTTAAAACTCAAAAAAATTTATAGGTTAAGGGATTTTTCAAAAAAAGGGGGTAGTTTTTTGAAATCTGAAAAATTTGCTTTCACTTTTTCGTGCCCGACGGGGTGCAGCACGATTTAAACCAAAAATTAGGATTCACGAAAATTTCGAAATCGTGCCAGGTGTGGGTGGAAATGACGACTGATGGAAATTTTTGACCAAAATAGTCAATCGATGGACTTGGACCG